CTAGGACAGTTCACAAACTTAGCAGTAAAATTTAATAAAGTTAAAAAGGTATAGACAAAAAAGTTTTATTATGCTATATTCATAGTATGAATAAGATATTATTTGGAGATTGTAGAGATACACTCCCTACTATTGATGTCAAAGCACGCATGTGTGTTACTAGTCCACCTTACTATGGTTTGAGAAACTATGGTAATGAAGATAATCAGATAGGACAAGAGGAAACACCAGAGCAGTTTATTGATAATTTAGTGTCAGTGTTTAGATCAGTGCGTGATGTGCTTACTGATGATGGTACGTTATGGGTAAACATAGGAGATAGTTACTATAACTATAGACCTGGCAAAGGTCAATCATATCCTAAACAATCAGTATCTAAGACTAAGCAAGACCTACCTGATAAATGTAACAAACGTGGCAATAAGTTAGAAGGATTAAAAGAGAAAGACCTGATAGGTATACCTTGGATGTTAGCATTTGCATTGCGTGCAGACGGATGGTATCTACGTCAGGATATTATATGGCATAAACCTAATCCTATGCCTGAGTCTGTCAAGGACAGATGCACTAAATCACATGAGTACCTATTCTTATTATCTAAAAACAAAAAGTATTACTATGACAACGAAGCAATCAAAGAACCAGTCAAACAAGATTGGGGTAAACGAGACAGGACAAGCGGTAAGTACCATAATCCTGGCACTGGCCTTCAACCTCATAGTGGTCTTACCAAGTCTTATGAACGGAAAAATAAACGAGATGTTTGGACAATAACAAACAAACCATATAAGGGAGCACACTTTGCTGTATTTCCACCTGACTTGATTGAACCATGCATACTAGCAGGGAGTCAGGAGGGAGATATTATTCTCGATCCATTTATGGGATCAGGAACTACAGCAATGGTTGCTAAGAAACATAATCGTAAATATATTGGGTGTGAGTTGCATGATGGATATGGGGATTTGATACAAAAAAGAGTGGATGAAATTCCTACTAGGTTACCCCTAGACCAGTTGATATAGTGGCACACTGATGTGCACAATAGGTCTGAGTATGCTATAATATTAGTATACAACAGGATACTATGCCAAACAGACATCTAGAACATCCAGAAGATACTGTCCTTCTCAGCAGAAGGAAGTGTTATCAGGTTGTTTGTACCTTGATGCAGGAGGAAATACCTCTTGGAGTCAAGTGGGATGGTGCACCTGCTATAGTATTTGGAACTGACCCTCGTAACGATAAGTTCTTTGTTGGTACTAAGTCTGTATTCAACAAAAAGAGGGTAAAGATATGCTATTCTTATGAGGACATTGATGAAAACTACAAAGGCGAAGTGGCGAATATCCTGCGTTTATGCTTTAGGCATCTTCCTAGGATTGGTGGCATTGTACAAGGGGACTACATTGGCGTCAGTGGTGGTACTAGGTATACTCCTAATACCCTTGAGTATATTTTTTCTACCCCAACTACTGAGCATATTGTTTTTGCTCCTCATACTAACTATACCGAAATATCTCCCACTGCTGTTCCTACTTTTGGTTGTGTTTTGTCTGGTGAAACTGGCACTTATATGGTCGGTCCCAACGAAGCTAGTGCGTTCATTCCGAAGAGCGAGAAGAAGTTTAACTGGATCAAGTTCATCTACAACCTTGCAAGAGCGCAGAGACCAAGCAAGAAACACTATGCAGAAATACTAAAGCATGTAAACAAATGGGTCAGAGAAGGTCTTGTTCCTCCCGCAGAAGAAATGTATAAGACCTTACCTGCTAAATATAAGGGAGAAGTAAATGTTTACACATTCAAAGTGTGGGATCAAATCTTCCAACTGAAACAGTCATTAATGGATAACATAGAGGTAAGTGGTTCAGTAACACCATACTTAGATGGTGAACCAACTGCTCATGAGGGGTTCGTTACACAGACAGAACACCCAGTGAAACTCGTAGACAGACTGACCTTTAGCAAAGCAAACTTCAAATTAAATGGGTAAATGAAAAAGTTTAGTGCTTTTCTATCAGAAGCAGAGAGATCTTTCGCAGCAAGAGACGCTGAGAGATTAAAATTAAAACATGTGGGTTATGGTAAGTATGCCGATGTCAATGGCAAGGTAACTCATTTTACAAAGAATGGAAAATTAGAAAAAATAACTGCAGAAAATGGCGGTGGCACCGATCAAACAGGCGGTGAACTATCTGGTGGCGAAGAGAACTCTGATGGTGGTGTAGATCAAGGTGCAATATCAATAACATTTGGAAGGTTTAACCCTCCTACTACTGGACATGAAAAACTTCTAGACAAAGTAGCAAGAGAGGCAAAAGCAAGTGGAGGAACGTATAGAATATACCCCTCAAGGTCGGAGGATCCTAAGAAGAATCCCCTCGACGCAGGGACTAAAGTTAAATATATGCGGAAGGCATATCCAGATCACGCGAACTCGATCATTGATAATGCTGACATGCGTACCATTTTTGATGTTCTCACATCACTCGATAATGATGGGTATAGCAGCGTTAACATTGTTGTGGGTGGCGATAGGGTCAGTGAGTTTAACTCGTTAGCAACCAAATATAATGGTGATCTATACAACTTTGAGAACATCAAGGTAGTATCAGCAGGTGATCGTGACCCAGATGGTGAAGGTGTTGAAGGTATGAGTGCATCTAAGATGAGACAGGCAGCAGCAGATGGCGATCTTGAATCATTTAAGAAGGGTGTACCATCAGGAATCAAAGACAAAGATATACAATCTCTGTTCGGAACGTTAAGAACTGCAATGAAAGTTGAAGAGGTTGACGATTTTGCAGATTCGTCGTATAATTTATATGAGATAGCACCGAAACTAGATCCTCAAGGTTTGCGTGAAGCATACTTTGATGGAGAAATATTCAAGGAGGGAACATTCGTTGAAAACAGTAACACAGGACTCATTTCTAAAATTGTTAGTCGTGGTAGCAATCACGTCATCTCTGTTGATGAGTCTGATCATATATTTCGTAACTGGTTAAAAGACCTAACAGAGAAAAATGATATAAAATTCTTTACCTATAAACCTGCAGGTCTTATGGGTACACCAGAACTTACCAACTATATGAAAAGAATGACACCTGGTGAGTTCGTTAAGAAGATAAATAAAAAGGACAAAGTACACCAATGACAATGAAGAGCTTTACTGACATGGAACTACCTGATATGACCGATGCATATCGTCAGGTGCAAGAAAAGAATTTAGATCCAGTTAATCCTGTTGCTGTTAAGAAGAAATTTGCTAACAGAAAGGATAAGGATATTGACAATGATGGTGACGTAGATAGCAGCGACAAGTTTCTACATAAGAAGAGAAAGGCAATCTCTAAAGCAATGAAGGAACATCATCAAAAAGATGAGAACGGTAAAGTCATTGAGCATGATGTAGAAGATGTTGAAGAAGCATATACAATAACTAATGCTGACAAGAAAGGAAACACACCTGCATACCAAGCATATAAAGCAGGTAAAAAGAATGTGAAAACTGGTAAACCTTTATACAAAGCAGCAGACCATATGAAGGAAGAAGAGATTCATCCTGATGACAATGTACTATCACCAGAGGAACTAGAAAGAGTAGCAGAACTCTCTAGAGAGTGGGATGCTAAGATGGAAGAAGGATATGGTGGCAAACCTATGATGAGTAAAGGTGGAGAAGTAAAACCACCAAGAACTGCAAAGGGTGCTATGGCATATGATGGTCCTAACAAGGCAGCATCAGAAGCAAAAGATAGACTAGTTGCAAAAGCAAAAGCAAAACGTGAGGCAATGAAAAAATGAAGTCCTTTAAACAGTATTGTTCAGAAAACTATCGTGCGATGAGGAATCCTAAAGAGGAGAAACCAGAGTCAGAAATGTCTTATGCTGAAAAAAGAAAGAAGAGAATGAATGATCCTAAGAGAGGAATCAATTCTCCTGCATTTAAAAAGTTCATGGCATCTCAAGGTATGTAATGTTATCCTTTAAAGAACTCTCAGAAAAGAAAAAAACTAATGTCTTGATAAATCCTAAGAAGAAGGATTTACAGGAGAAGAATCATGGTGAAGACTGTGATTGTATGAAGTGTGAAAAGAAACGTAGAAGTGAGGACGTCAATGATGGTCCTGACATAGCGACAGAAGAGTCCTGTGGTAAAGGTATGTACTACTGTAACACTGATAAGAAGTGCAAACCTATACCTGAGGGATATAAAGAAGATAAAGATGGCATGTTAGTCAAAGAAGCAAAGTATGAAGCAGGTGCATCAAACTATGGTAAGATGTCTATCAGAAATAAAAGAGCAGTAGGATATGGTGGTAATGCTGCACCCCCAGAAGAAAGAGCAAAAGCACATGCTGAAAGAATGAAGAAACATAAAGGCATGAAAGAAGATGTATCTGCAAAAGAAAGATTCAAAAGAGATGCAGGTGCTATTGCTAAAAAGAAAATGCGTAACAAAGAACACAGGAAATATGTTAATTTCCTAGACGTAGATGAAAATACCATACATAGTTTTAACACATTCATTCAAAACAACAAACCGTATGACAGTCAAAAAGAAGTTTCAGAAGAAAGCGATAAAGAAAGCAAAGTTGAGACTTCACTGTTAAAATTCTCGGAGTGTTGGAAGACACACAAGAAAGTAGGCATGAAAATGAAGGGTGGTAAACTCGTCAATGATTGTCGTCCTAAGAATGAAGCAAAGGAATACACAGGACCTGACAAAGAAGATAGAAAAGTTATCAAGAAAATGGATAACAAATCTTTTGCTGCAAAACTAGCAGACTATGAAAAGAAAATGGATCCTAAGAAGCGTCAGGCACTTAAGGATAAAGCAACTAAGGGTATGAAGTTTACTCATGAGGCAGCAAATCCTGCACAACAGGCAGCGATTGCTATTGACATGAAGAAGAAAGGAAAGAAACCCAAGGATATACAAGAGGAAGACAAAGCACTTGATATAATCAGGAAGAAGTATAAAGATCAGATCATGAAGAGGGGACAACCTAAGAAAGTTAAGGGTGCTAAGTCCACTGTAGGTACTGGCAAGTATA